GGTTGTTTCAGACAAATAATATTTTTCGAAACAACCTTCAACTACTTTGGGTAGGGAGGGGGAACCGAGTGTAAAATATATGAGTGGGTAACATTCAAGAAGCAACACACAGTGAAGGATTCGCCATAGCCGCATTCACCCTTCTGATTCGGATTAGTGAACTTGAATCCCTCGTTCAGGCCCTCCTTCACAAAATCCATCTCGGTACCATCGAGGTACGCCAGGCTTTTCGGATCAACAATCACCTTCACGCCATGCGAGGTGAATACCTGGTCTTCCGGTGCCACGTCATCGACAAACTCAAGCACATAAGCCAGACCGGAACAGCCGGAGGGTTTCACCCCGACACGCACGCCTACGCCCTTGCCGCGATTGGTCAGGAAGTTGCTGACATGCCGTGCAGCAGTCTCGGATAGGGTAATCGGCATGGTCAGGCCTCCTGCTTCCTGTGGTAATCCGCGATGGCCGCCTTGATTGCGTCCTCGGCCAGCACCGAGCAGTGGTTTTTCACCGGTGGCAAGGCCAGCTCGTCGGCAATCTGGGCGTTCTTGATATCCAGTGCTTCATTCAGTGACTTGCCCTTCACCCATTCAGTTACAAGCGAGCTGGAGGCAATGGCCGAACCGCATCCATAGGTCTTGAAGCGGGCATCCTGAATGATGCCGTCATCACTGACCCGTATCTGCAACTGCATCACATCACCACACGCTGGAGCACCTACCATGCCGGTACCGACACTGGCGTCGTTCTTGTCGAGATTGCCCACATTACGGGGATTCTCGTAATGATCTATAACTTTTTCGCTGTAAGCCATTTCACAAGACCTTCATGTTTTGTCACGATATGTGTTTCAATGAGTCTAGCAGAAGGGCAAACACACCATTGTTGTCACGAAATTATAGTATTATGAATTTTCCGAATTTGCCTGCAATTACCTTGTTAACTTGGAAACTATTCATTTGCTCTTACTCTTATACTCTCTATATATGAGTTTTCGGATTGATATGCGTATTATATTTTGTCAATCTGCCAACCGCGAGAGAATTGGCAAAATAATTATGCAATTCAGTTCTCCATATTTAGACATTGACTATCACTAATGCTAGAAAACCAGATATATCTACGTTCACGTTTTCTGGGATTTTATCAAGTCTTAAAACTTGACCGTCAAATGTATCATGTCGAATACGAAGTAATATGCTCGGAAAAATATCAGAGTTTGCATACGCGCCAAATTTTTCATGTGCCCTGAATGAATTCATGTCACAATGTTTTTTTGTAAATTTGGGGACTCTGATATAATCATGAGAAATGGTATTATCCACATTGTGTATCTTTTGAACTTTTGCCTTGAACATAATGATAGCCATTTTATTTCCAATTCCCTGTGAATAGTCAATTAAAATGTTGTACTGTTCGTAAGATGATATTTGAATGGGGGGGGGGAGGGGATTTTATGGCTATTGCATTTTATACCGTCACTCCGGAAAATCTTAGTTAATTGGAACATTTCCCCCAATCATTGGCGGTATTACAGATACTCTTGATACTTCATTCGATCTGACATTCGGCAACAATGAACGTTTTAAGTTGAAGATATTTATATCTTGTTGGGGCCGACCTTTAGTAACTCTATTGCCTCTTGAGTCTTTATAATAGCTTGCTCATATTTTGCAATGTGTTCATACATTGCATCAGGTGCTTCTTCATATGGGGTTCCATTTATAGTCATGCGTAAATAAAGGGTTCCGTCTGGCCGCTTCATTATCCATGCAATTGCGTCACAACTCCAACCTTGCCAAAGTACAGGGAATTCAAAAATCTCTACATCTTGTTCATTTTCCATTTTATTTGATCCGGTCTATGTGGCTGGTTGAACAACTGATATATAGATATTATATGTTCACGTGGGTCGATTCAAGTCTTTTTGTGAATTATTTTAAAAAAACACAACTTGGTTGAATTCCAAGTGCCTGCTGAAGGCCATATTTTGGGCATACTTATTCCCCACGCACAACCTGCATGGCAAGTGCTTCCATGCAGGTTGTGCGTATTGTGCGCTCATTAGCTTGTAACCAAAACCTACTCGATCAAATCATCTTTGTGGTTCATCAAACCAAATCTCAAATGATGTATATTCTAACTCAATTTCCATTTTCGCATCTTCAAGTTGACACCCATGCACACATATGTGCAAAAATCTTAGTGGATGGTAACATATTGTGTCAGCGTATTATCAATTTTTAAAGTAAAATTGATAATTTCTTGTAGGTTCAAATTGGCTTCGACTCGATCAATTTGTTGTGTTCCGCAATACTGACAAACGGAATAGTGCAATTCTACAAGATATGTTTTGTTTTTATGACACGCTTTAACAAATTTACTCATTCGTGTCAGTTTTTCTTCTGAACATCTTTGGCAAAACATTTTTTAATCCTCAGTGTATACGTTTTCATGAATAGTTTGACGGTTTTGTATCCATCCTCTGAAGTTTCCAGACCAGAATTCAAAATCTTTACTCATATGAGTAACGCCTTTCTCCCATTCATCAATCCCTTCCATTCCCATGATCGGATATTTCATAGGGGTTGCCTGGTGTTCAAATGGACTTGCATGTAATGGTCTGTTGTTAACAAGTCTATCATATATCATCAATGCTTTGTCATAACTATCGTCATTTTTACGATAGCTCACTTGGGCACAACATGAAGCGGAAACTATAACAGCTTGCTCTGAATTCATTTTTTCAGAGCTACTATTGGAAACATACTCTAAAATGCCTTTAGAATTTCTTACATGTTCAACATATGGGGTATGATATTCCCCATGGTTTAACAATTCAGGTTTGCTCGAATTCATTATAGCAAACATTAAATCCGCCATATGTTTAATTTCTGGTTGTGCGTCTTTATGGCACCTTAAATGGAAAAAGTTATCAAATTCTGTCGCGGTCACTACTGTTTTTATGATCTGAAAAGGTTCTAGGATACGATTCACAATCTGTTTATGTGCGCCAGTGTCTAACATGAGTGCAGCAATTTCACAAGCAGTAGCTTTAGCATCTATCCAAAGAGCTTTAATGGCAGTCAATTCTTCACCAGACAATTCAACCTCTGCTTGCATCCCCGCCTGATTTTTACCCCAATGGATAGGTTCTGCAAAATTATCATCAATAAACTCTATCATTTTTGAAATCGGGATAGCCCTGGAGCTTGCTGCATTTCGGCTAAATGCTCGGTGTGTCATCAATTCTGAATGAATAAACCTTGGGTATTCTAGTTCAAATGTACAAATTCTGTCATTGCTGATTGAGGATATAGAGTCTGCAATCATTTTAGCAGTAATATTAGAAACCCCTGTAATTTTAATCATTTTTTCAAATTCCTATTTTTTCAAGAATGTGGTTTGCATATTCTGCCGGAGAAATGTTTTTATTTGACATTTCAATTTTAACAGTATGTATTCCTACAGGTCTGCCATCCACCCACCCTCTAGAATCCCCTGTAAAATTATTAGAATCCTGCCCTGTAAATTGCACGATTACACATTTGTCCTTCCCAAATTTATCGGCAATCGGAATGATTTCTTCTATAAACCCGGAATCTGAGAACACGTAACCATACTTCTCCAGATGTACACTATCCATATTGTTTGCAGCAATTTTTCCAAAATATGAAAGGCCGAATTTTGGTTTGCAGAAGTCTTCTGATATTGCAATGAATAACTCCCTGCAACTATACCCCAAGCATTCTTCACAGGGAAATTCTTTTTTTCGACGATCATCATATAGTTTGAGGAAATCATCAAAATGCATACCTACCATTTTAGCAGCAATTTCAAATATTGGAGACTTGAATGAATGGAGAACTGTATTGTAATTTTTGTGTAAGGCTTCTGCAATTGTGTTTTTTCCTGAACCTTTCGGAGCATTTAATAAAATAATTTTATTTGAAGTCATGATATATGTACCTTTCCAAAAATAATGACCACTCGTCCTCATCTATAACATAATCTTCACTTCTCGAAATCCATACGTAGTCATCGAGTTTCGAAGGAGAAGTAGTGAGGTATAATATGTCTTTTAATATAAGGGTTTCAGGTGTTTGTTCTTTTGGCGAAAGTTCGTTATATAAATTGTTTATAATGTTTTCAGTCTCTTTCAAAGCCTCTATTCCAATCAAACCATTTGCAAAGTCTCGTGCAGATTGAATGGCATTTCGTGGCCGCTTATCATCTGGATATTTTTCTTCAAATATATGCAAAACAGACTCAGCACAATCCGCTGCAAAAAGCCTGCATACCTTACTAGAATCCTGCGTAGTGGCTCTAAGCGTCCAGACAGCATCCTCTAATGTCAAGGCTCTCATGACAGTATTCATATTGATGAGGGTATCTGAACCGTATAGTTCGTCGCCACCTACAAATTCTGATAATATATAGTATAGACTATTATGAACATTGTGACTTTTTAGCAAATTGAAAGTGATTTGTAATGGCGAAATCATGATTTTTGCAATACCTCATATAAACATTAAATGAATGAACACTTTAATATTCTTGTTTGTTTGATATGTTCTATTTCAATGTCAATGTCCCTTGCAGCCCATGCAGCCTGTTTCTCTGCCCTTAATTCTCGTAATTCTTTACGTGCCAATGTCAGAAGCGTTTCATGTTTGTAAAAACTGTTTGGAATCTTCATTTAATTCAATCCAAGTGCTTTAGATAGTTGGCCATAACTGTCTTGACAAGTGCAGTTGCTTAAAATCAAATCGAAAGTGACTTACAGAAGGGTTTTCATGATTTTACAGAGTCTCTGTTGTTTGGTCAGTGTATGAGTGAATTTTAAGGTGTTTGAATGGAGATGTCAATCGTTCCATGATATATTTTTTCAGGAACTGTATTTGTTTAGATTCTTCTGCAGCCCAACCGCCCCACTCCATAGTCATTGCAACCCATAAATTTCATCACCCCTCAATGCTTTGGAAAGGTATGAACACATGTATTGACAGTCGACATGTTTTTGTAAATAATTTCAAAATTTGTCATTCGGTGGATAACTACTAAATAATGTGATTGTTATGTACAATATGTATGGATTGGTATCATGGCACAGAAACTGACATTTAAGCGTGGTGATACATTTACCATTCAATGTAATATTGAGTTAGACATCACGGGTTGGTTAATAGAATCGCAAATACGAAGTGGTGATAAACTCATTACAGTGCTGGAACTCGAATTAGTCAATCCTCTTACAGGAATATATAAACTCAAACATGTTGATACAAAACTTTGGCCGGTTGGAGAATTACAGTGTGATATTCAATATACCACGAATACCGGTCAAATAATTTCTACAGAAACTTTCATAATTGAAGTTATGAAAGACATAACAATATGAATCAATTTAAAACCAAAATATTGCTTGTCGGGCCAGACATTTCTACCAAAATTGCCGGGGCCAATAATATAATATCGACGATTGCAATAAAAGAGACCGCGTTAGTTACATTAGTTTCACAAGGTGTGGTTGGTGATCAAGGTATACAAGGTATTCAAGGCCCCATAGGGCCAAGTGGCGACATTTCTATTGTTACTTCAAATGTTCCAATTTCAGGTCATAGGGTTGTAGTAACAATTGGAAACGGTCTTGTCGAATATGCGAGTAATGAAAATTTTTATCATCAATTTTCATTACTCGGGGTTACTGAAAACGCTTCTGCGATAGGTGAAGATATTTCAGTAAAATTATATGGGGGTATATCGGACCCTTCGTTTTCATTTATACAGGGGCCGATATTTTTAGGCAATGACGGAATGATGATACAAGCCCCTCCTTCTTTATCGCCTGCAGTATTTTCAATAATTATTGGTTATGCAATAGACGCTAATAATATTTATATAAATATACATCAACCAATAAATTTAATTTAATTAACGGAGATATAAAATGGCAGGACAAAAATTTCTATACAATAATGCAGGTGCAATACAGGAGGTGCGTGCTGCACAGGTTTCTACAGGGGTATCAGATGCTGATAAAATTATTGCATTAGATAGTTCTGGAAAAATTAGTAGTTCAATGTTACCGTCCGGTTTTGGAGACGATGTTCAAATTGTCGTAGCTTCTGAAGGTCTTTCTGCTGGGAATTATGTCAATATATGGGATGATGCCGGGTTGTTTAAAGTTCGTAAGGCGGACGCTTCTACATCAGGCAAAGAAGCACATGGGTTTGTACTTGCGAGCGTTTTGATAGGTGCAACTGCTAACGTCTTTTTTGAAGGGACCAATAATCAGGTTACTGGCCAGACACCCGGAAATGTATTTCTGTCTGCAACGGTTGCAGGTGAAGGCACCTCTACAGCTCCAACTACAGCAGGAAAGATTGTTCAGCGAATAGGGTTTGCGGTCGCAGCAAATTCTGTGAATTTTCAGAGCAATTTATCAATACTTGTAGCATGATAATATGATACAGCGCAAGCCACTGACTCTGTTGAATGGAGAAATTCAAGAACTCCCCGTCAACGATATTCTAACCGGGACAATGTCTTGTGCAGGTCAGTCTACCGGGCTGTATTCTGGTGGAAATATAACAATAAATGCCAATCCTACCAAAATAGACATCACTCAAATCAGTTTAGTAGTGATGGATTATAGCAATCCTTTAAATCCTATACCGAATATTAGAATGTTTGGACCGTTTATAGGGGTACCAATTACAAATATTCTGACTACGAAAATCACACATATTAGTATTGATGAGTTTGGTACGATTATTCAGAATGATAAACCATTTACAGCTTCTGAACGTAGACATGTGGTATGTATTGGAAGTGCTGTTCATCCTGATATGAATGTTATTCAATATATTGATGTATATTCTGTCACTATAAGATCAGTGTCTAATCAGCTATATGACCTGTTTATCGGTCTAGGTTCGCTCAACATCGAAGGAAATGTATATTCACCAAATGGTTCGACCCTTATGATGCAGCGTTCCAATGGTGTAATCTTTAAGGCAGGCTCTAATTTTCAGAATGATCCAGATAACCCTCATGTATCTGTTATAGTCGGGGAAGTCCCTGTATCTTTTAGATACAGGTTAAGTAATGGTTCAGAAACGGCATTAACAACGTTTATTGACCCTGATTCATACGAAAGTCCGATTGGAACTATATCAAATGTTAGTAATAATAAATTTACAATTCAGCGAATTACAATGTTTTCAAATGGAAGTACAAGATTGCAATATGGACAGCACCTATTTAATTCCATGTCAGAAGCAATTGAAGCACTCGACAGTGAACAATTTGTAACAGAAAATGTGATAGCAGATAATGGAATTTTCAGATCATATTTGATAATTGAAAAAGGAACTACCAGCCTTAAAAATACTGCAAACGCAAAGTTTATAATCAAAGGTTCAATGGCAAGTCTTTCTTCAGGCGGCATTACACTTACATACTCTAACATCATAGCAGCCCTAGGATATGTCCCTGAAAATGAAAATAATAAAGTTGTAGATTTTACGACACCTGATAATAATACATACCCTAGCACATTGGCTGTAGAAAATAGAATAATGTCAAATCGTGTTTCGGTAACTACTGAAGTAGATTTCGGTTTTGTCGGAACCAATAATATAGAGGTTATTGTACCAGTTTCATGGGCAGGTATTTCAGAAGTTGTCGATATTTCTATTTCACCAGTGCTTTCAGATCATGATTATGAAGATGTAGTAATTGAAGGTGTTACAGCCATTATTGGTGAAATCGTGACAGGTGTAAGTTTAAAAGTATATTCGCATGCCCCTAGTGATACTTGGGGTAAATATAACATTACTATCATAGGTATCAGATAATGTCAGTCGAAATTCGTGGTTTTACAGGGGTTAAAGCAAACGTTGATCCTCAAGGTCAATTGAACGTGGTTTTACCAGATTCACAGATAGTAAATATTCCGGATAGTCAGAGAGTAATTGCCAGACAGGAATTTACAGAAATTATCAGAGGTCAAGTCCCGGGTTCATCATTTCATTCATTGAATGGTTATAATGGGGCTATTAGTACAACTTATGAACCTATATCTTCAACATCTTTGCCCAATTTTCCTGTTATAAATAATCCTATAACACTATCAGTTTCTAGCGATGCCGTAACAGATGTATATGGTTCCGGTACTGGTGCATGGACAGTTTACATAGATGGGGTCGGTGCAAATTTTGTTAAACAATCAGAAGTAATAAACTTGAATGGAAGAAACGCGGTATATACAAGTGTTACATATCTTGCAATAAATACATTTTTAGTTGTCGCAGCAGGTTCTAATGGTTCAAACAATGGAACAATTTATATAGGGTTTGGTACAGTTACCACAGGCGGATTGCCTGCCAATATTGTAAACACTATAGTTATCGGCGAGAATATGTCACATTCAGCTATATTCACGGTTCCCGCTGGACAAAATTATATAATTCCGGTATTTGCATTTTCTAGTTCTGGTCAGGGAACCGCACAGATGAGAGCCAGAACTAATCTTGGTATTACATATATAGATGCAACGTTTCCATTAAATGCCGAATGCGTCACATTAAATTCTACTACACCTAGATTAATTCCTGAAAAAACTCAAATGCAAATATTCGCAAAGTCTACAACTGGTAATATTGCTTTGACAGTTATTGTTCAAGGAGTATTGTATGATATTGCCTAAATTTCACCAAAGGCCGGATAAAATATGTACACTATAAAATATATTCCAAGCAATATAGACTCCGCCATAAATGTCATATCCGAATCCTTTTTTTACGAAACCCCTCTGGAAGTTATACCTTCAGATGAGTTTGAAGTGGGATTTGATGAATATATTACATCTTCACAAATGCTCCAAAATGGCATACCTACCATGATCCAAAATGGTAGGCCAATTGAATACCCGCCGCCAGACGCTTATAGTGATTGGATTAATTTTGAATGGATTACAAATGAAATAAAACTTCAAGAAGCGCGTGATAGAATTTGGTTGGAAATAAAAGCAACAAGGGATTATAGAAAGTCTTCTGGGATACTTGTAGGAGATTATTGGTATCATTCAGATGATAGCTCCAGAATACAGCAGTTAGCAATTGTAATGCTAGGGCCAAATATACCTCCTGATTTGTTGTGGAAAACCAAGGGGGGAGAGTTTGTGATTATGACTCAATTAATTGCTTCTCAGATATTCTCTAATACATGTACTTCTGATAAAAATATATTTTATATAGCAGAATCTCATAAAACTGATATGTATGCTTCAGCAGACCCACTAAATTATGACTATTCTACTAACTGGCCACCTATGTACGGAGAAATAAATAATGCAGACAATTAGAATCGCGTATTCTACCGGCGTCTTTCCAATAGGCCCTCTTGTAAAACTATTTACATGGAGCAAGTGGAGTCATGTTGTATTACTAACTGATGAAAATACAGGGATTGAAGCCACTGTATTAAATGGGGTCCAAGAGGTTAGCTTTGAATATATTTTAAATGATTCCAAAGAACTTTTTATTGTAGAATATGAAGTCGTTGACTCAAAGGCTATTATAGAAGCTGCAAGGAGTCAAATTGGAAAAAAATATGATTTCACGGCATTGATCGGAATACTGTTCCATCATGATTGGGCCGACGAAGATAAGTGGTTTTGTAGTGAGCTAGTAGCGTTTTCATTTATGAAGGGCGGGAGTCCGTTATTCCGTAAAGATTCTGTAAACAGGATAACCCCTGAAGATTTATGGAAATGTAAAGGATCAGATATTGGAAAGGTCAAGTGAATTTCATTTTGGAAATTTGTAACTTTCCATGACATACAAATTCGCAAGGGATTTTTTCTTTTCTGATCCTTTTTTCAAGATCGGAAACCGCTTGCATTTTTTTTCTAATATCTACAAGGTCGGCTGAACAGATTGCAAGTTTTAAGGATTCTGCATTTTTCATCTGTTTGACAAAAATATGGATATATTCAGGGGTAGTCCTAAACGTCTGAATATATTTTCCTGAATTTTTTTCAAAATAAATTGTGTTTTTGCTTGCCATATTGACCAAAACCCCTTCATGTCATTTGGTTCATTTCATGTGTAGATTGTAGCAAAATGAATTGGTTTGTCAATCCATTAAATACGATGGTATGAAAATATTTTTCTTCACAAAGGCATTATATGTCAATCTACAATACTCATTTCTACCATGGCCTTTTGAAAAAATATACAACTGTGCTAGGTGCCCTTCTGGATGGTATTGATGTAGTCAGGTTCAAGGCAGATGGTTCAGAAGAATCTAGAACACGTGTCCCACTTTCATATGCAAACAAAGAAAAATGGGTTCGTAGAATTATTGAAGATACTACAATGACCGACAGGCAGCCTGCAATAACCCTCCCTAGAATGTCTTTTGAAATGTCAAGCATTCAATATGCCCCTGAAAGAAAATTATCTTCGAAACGTTATTATGCTTTTCCAATCCAGAGCAATACAACCCATAAATACAAAGTCATGCAGCCTGTGCCATATGACATAATTTATAATGTTCATGCTATTGCTAAAACGCAAGAGGACATGCTCCAAATCATAGAACAGATTGCACCATTTTTTACGCCTGATTACACCGTAGAAATTAGAGGAATAACAAACCCTGAAATAAAATTCGACATCCCTATATCTCTCATGGGGTTTGAACCGGATGATAATGCACAAGGGGGGTTTGAAGATCGGCGCATGATTATATGGAACATACAGTTTCTGCTGAAAGGTTATCTATTTGGCCCAATTAAAGAACGTTCTGTCATTAAAGAAATTGACATTCATATATATGATATGGACGAACTACAAATGCCTCAAATTTTGCGAAATTACATGGTAGATATTGGGGTAGTTCCATTTATTGAGGGGGTTCCATTAGAAGACATTGGACCAGATGATCCTTATGAAATTCAAGTAACAGTAGATTACAATCAAGGAATATGATGATGTTTGTGGACATGAGAGATACAAATTTTGAAGCAATTGATAAAGAAGGAGCTGACAAAATTATTTCAAGTCTACCTTCATTTTCTACAACAACAACTATTGTAGATTCTAATTACATACTAGACAACCAACCAACAGAACTTAAAGAAAGGCCAGAATCTACTTATAGCACACTGGAAAATGACTTTGTTACGTCAAGGAGTAATATACGCGGGCTAACAGAACATGGGCCCTCTATTATTTCTAATCTGATAGAACTTTGTAAAAATTCGGACTCCCCAAGGGCATTTGAAGTTCTTGGACAAATGATAGACAGGTTTGCCGTACTCGAAGAAAAATTAATAGACCTGCATATTAAAAAGACCAAGGCGGTAAGTAACGGAAAAGATGCAGCACAACCTGTAATCAATGTCAATAATAACCAGTATAACAAACAAATGTCTACAAAGGAATTGTTAGAATCTATACAGGGTGATGAAATTGATGAATGAAATATTATATACACCTAACAATGTAGACATTGCATTTGTTGAACTGTATAACTATGCAGGTAAAAAATTAGACATTACCAAATTGTTCAGGTTTATAGAAATAGATGAAGACATTTTTTCGTCGGTGTTGTCTGGAAGAATAGGAATTGCAGACACTAACGATTTGCATCAAAACTTTCCACTGATAGGCGAAGAAACGTTAACAATCAAGTTCAGAACAATGAATGGTATGCCATTCAGAGAATTAAAATTTGCTATATTTAATGACGCCGGTAAGTCTTATTCTGGTGAGGTTGCAGTATTTGTGTTGGAATTTTCGTCTGAGGAGTATATCACTTCCAGATCGTTTCGTTTGGATACCAGTTTTAAGAACATGACTTCACCAGACATTATAAGTAATGTTCTTAAAAATAATCTTGGTTCGAAAAAAACGATATATTCTTCAAAGAGCACAAATTCTATAAATTTTGTAGCAACTAATATTTTCCCGTTCGAGCTAGTAAGTTCTTTACTTTCAAGATCACGTGGTGATAAATTTGGCGATTATGGTTTGATGTTCTGGGAGAGTATGGACGGGTTTCATCTTGAGAGTATTGACGAGTTGATTTCGAGCACTCCATTAGTATACACACTTTCACAAAGGAGTGGTATAAGTCTTCCTGCCGATTGCCTGCAAGTGATAAATGCTCATGTTGTAGAAGAATCGTTTAATTTGTTAGATCGTATGACACATGGAGCATTTGGGACAGAAACCGTAATATTCGACCCTATCAAGAGAACTACTTCTGTATCCAAATTTGATTATTTCAACAATGTCGATTATGAAAGTTTAAACAACATGTCCGGTCAAAGTCCTAATTTGAGAATACAAACTTCTGAATTCAAATATAAAAATGCACAAAAAAGAGTAATGAAAGTTAGTAATGGTGTAAGAAGTGATGGTATGTCACTAAGGCTTGCACGATTAAATTGGATAGAGAGTGGGTACAGAATCAGAGTTGAAATTCCGGGCAATAGTGATGCCAGAGTTGGAAACGTTTTTGATGTTAGATGGCCTTCTCATACAGGGGTGGATATGAAGGAATTGAAACTTGACAAATACGTTTCTGGGAAATACCTAAATACTAGTATGAGGCATGTTATAACAGCAGGTCATAAATATATTTGTAATTGCGTATTGGTAAAAGACAGTCTTGATGCAAGTCCCGAAAGGGAATCCGGGAAAACTTCAAAAAGGATCGGTATGA